ACATCTTCTGTTAATGGCCCAGGTGTTATTACTTGGAATGATATTGCTACAGGGGCAAGTCAAACATGGACAAATGTAGAAACATAGGATAAAATAGGAGAACACATGTCATCATCATATTCATCATCATTAAAGCTAGAAAAAATGACTACTGGCGAAAAAGCTGGGCTTTGGGGTACAGTTACAAATACTAATTTAGATCTTATTCAAGAAGCTGTAGGAGGTTACATTGCTATTGCTGTAACTAATGCAGATATAACAACTACTGTAGCAGACGGAGCGTCATCCAATGGCCGTAATGCAGTTATTCTTTTATCAGGAACTTTAGCTGCGAATAGAATTGTTACTGTTCCAGATTCAATTGAAAAAACTTGGTTAGTTATAGATACAACAGTTAGAAGCTCGAGCCACTTTACACTAACCTTTAAAACCGCATCGGGGACCGGGGTTACTTTAGCTAGAGGTTCTACTACTTTATTATATTCAGACGGAACGAATGTTAATAAAGCAATGATACAAAAAGGTTATATGAGTACTACTAGTGCTTACACAGCAGTTGCTGATGATCAAATTATAGTAGACACAAGTTCTACTGCAGTTACTATTACTTTACCTGCAAGTCCTAGTGTAGGAGATGAAGTTACATTTATTGATGGCAAAGGTTCTTTTGGTTCTAATAATTTAATTATAGCTAGAAATAGTTCTAAAATTAATTCAGGCACATCTAATTTAACAGTTTCAACCAATGGTCAATCTTTTACATTAGTTTTTGCAAATGCAACTAGAGGTTGGACTTATAAGACATTTATATAGGAGATAACATATGTCTCTTATTAATTTCGAGATAGCACCGGGAATAGATAAACAAAATACGACCAAAGGTGCTGAGAACCGTTGGATAGATAGTACGAATGTACGATTTCGTTATGGCCTACCAGAAAAGATTGGTGGATGGTCTTCTTTAGTATCTGATAGTATTGTTGGTGTTGTGCGTGCACAAAAATCTTTTATAGATACAACCGGTAATAGATATATTGCTTTAGGTACAGATAAATTTTTACTATTATTCTTTGAAGGTCAACTTCATGATATTACTCCTTATGATTCTACTAGACAACAAACTAGTGCAACACTAGCTACAACAGATGAATCAACTTCTATTTTAATTACAGCAGGAAGTGCTCATGGTGCAAGTGTTGGAGACATTATACAACTAGATTCAGTAACTCTACCTAGTGGTACAGGTCTTAGTGCTAGTAACTTTGAAGACAAAGTTTTTATGGTTAACACCGTTCCTAGTACAACCACTTTTACAATCACTTCTTCTGCAGCAGCGACAGCTACAGTTAGTGCTGGAGGATCTACCACAGTAGAATTTTTTTTTATTGTTGGTCCACAAAAACAAACTTACGGTTATGGTTGGGGTGTTAGTACATGGGGTGGCACCGTATCAGACGCTTCCTCAACAACTGTCAACGAAGCTTTAGATAATAGTGAAACAACAATTACTTTAACTAATGGTAATATCTTTCCTAGTGCTGGGACTATATTAATTGAAGATGAACTTATAACTTATACGGGAAGATCAACACATGACTTAACAGGATGTACACGAGGATCTTTGGGTACTACTGCTGTAGCTCATGATGATGGAACAGCCGTAGTTAATGCAACAGATTATAATGCTTGGGGTGATGCAGTAGCAGCTGGACAAGTAAACCTTGAACCCGGACTTTGGTCTTTAGATAATTTTGGAGAAGTTTTAGTAGCAACCGTTGCTAATGGTAAAACTTTTACATGGAATCCTTCAGCAACAACACCTCTTACAACTAGAGCAGCTTTAGATACAACTAATTTTTTAACAGGAAATAATCCTACAGCCTCACGATTAACTTTGATATCACCAACAACAAGACACTTAATTCATTTTGGAACAGAAACAACCATAGGTACGACCACTACACAAGACGATATGTTTATAAGATTTTCAGAATCAGAAGATATTAATAGCTATACACCTAGTGTTACTAACACAGCAGGTACACAAAGACTACAAGACGGAACTAAAATTGTTGGAGCTCTCAAAGCAAAAGAAAATATTCTTATATGGACAGACAATGCTCTTTATACCATGAAGTTTGTTGGATCACCTTTTATATTTGGTTTTGAACAAGTGGGAACAAACTGTGGTTTGATTGGTAAAAATGCTGCTGTTGAAGTAGATGGTGTTGCTTATTGGATGAGCACAAAAGGATTTTTTATTTATGATGGTACAGTTAAAACTCTACCTTGTTCAGTAGAAGATGATGTATACAATAATTTAGATACTACTAAAGGACAACAAGTTGTAGCAGGATTAAATAATTTATTCTCAGAAGTAACTTGGTGGTATACAGAATCACCTTCTCCTAGTGCAGGTGGTGACTTTAATAATAAAGCTGTTACTTATAACTATGCTGAATCTGCTCAAGTACCAGGTGGTATTTGGTACACGAATAGCGAACCGAGGACTTCTTGGATTGATGCAAACTTATATCCGAAACCTCATGCAACAAAATTTGATGATACAGGTACAGGAACTTTTCCAATTATCTTAGGTGAAGATGGCTTAGGTAAAACAATATACTTTGAACATGAAGTAGGAACAGATCAAGTCAATGAAGATGGAAGTGTAACGACTATAGTATCTGACATTCAATCTTACGATTTTGATTTGCAAACAGAAACGGGAGCAGGAGAAAAATTTGTATCTGTGAGTCGTTTTATACCTGATTTTAAAAATTTAAATGGAGATGCTACAGTAACTTTATCTGTGAAAAGATATCCTTCAGAAGATAGTATTAGTTCTACTCATAGCCCATTTACAATAACTTCTTCTACTGATAAAATTGATACAAGAGCAAGAGGTAGATATGTTAGTGTAAAAATTGCTAATATAGATATTAATCAAGAGTGGAGATATGGAACTTTAACACTTGATGTTAAACCAGATGGGATGAGATAATGGCTAGAATAGTAGTAAGAATACCAGAACCTAAAAATGAATATGATGCTTCTAATCAAAGACAGATTAATAGAGGTATTGCATCTTTAATAGAAGAACTTAATACTTCTTATCAACAAAATTTAAGAGAGGAAGAAGAACGTTTTTCTTTTTTCTTTAGTTAATGGCCAATAATTATTTAAATAAAAAAGTAGATTTAGTAAATACTAGTGTCACTACTTTATATACAGTACCTGCTGAAACAACAGGTGTTATAAAATCTATTCTTGTATCCAATGATTCAGCAAGTCAAGATACTATTACTGTTACTATAACAAATGGTAGTAGTGTTTTTAGTGTCTATAAGCTTGAATCAGTAGATGCATTAAGCACGAAAGAACTTCTTCTACAACCTTTAATTGTAGAAGAAACAGAAATAGTAAAAGTCACAGCAGCTACAGCTAATAGACTTCATGTCATATTATCTGTGCTTGAAATGACTAGGACAACATAGGAGGTAAAATGGTATCTTTTGTAGAAAAAGGTAAAGTTGATACAATAGTTAATGGTAAAGTCGTAGAAAAAGTCGATATTGAAACAGAAGTAACTATTAAAAATGTCAAGACAAATATTGAATATTCATCCGATCAAGAAGCAGAAGATGATGTAAATAATGATAGTACTGATACAAAACAAGAAGACATATCAAGAAGTGTTAATATTAAAGTCGCTAAACTACCTGATATTATGTCAGAATCTGAGGATGAATAGTTGATTTTTGAAGCAAATAGAAGTAAGGTACTAATGATAGATGCCGATAAAATAAGGGATATATCCATAATATGTGGTTTATATAAGTCTTTTCCTCGCTATCAAGAACACACGTACGAGGACGTGCTCCAACATATTTTACCATCCATTACATTAGGACAATATAAAGTTCATTATGAAAATGATCTTCCGGTTGCTTTCACTAATTGGGCTTTTTTAAATGAAGAGGCAGAACAAAGATTTATGAAAACAGCAGAATTAAACTCAGAAGATTATAAAAGTGGT